AGTAGACCACATAATGTCACGAGCCTGCCCCTGAGTCGGCGCAACATAAAACACATGACCACGGTTTGTTTGCAGTCCATAGATAATCAACTGCCAAGCGGCTAGACGAGACTTACCAGTACGCCGCCCTGCCGCTACAATCTTGAATCGTGTTGGATCGTTAAAGACTTCCTGTTGCCAAGGAAGCAACTCAACATTAAGCTCCACGCATTATCTCTACAAGTTCTTCACTACGGCGACCTACTTGGCGATACCACTTAGAGTCAATCATTTCTTCTGCAGCTAAATGATAATCATTCGCATTGACAGCCGCAAGCATATTCTTAAACTTAGATAACCGTGGACGACCTAAGTTAAACACCATGTTAACCAACACACGAATCACATCGCTAGGGTGAGCATATAAATCATCAACCACTTGCTCTGCTTCTTCGACTGCTTCTTGACAATCATCATGAAATACTTGAAGGATACGTTCGTCTGTCACTGGTGTCCCAACAGGCCATGTATACTCCATGTCGTCAGCGCATACAAGGTGACCAATACCAAACGTAGGGTAGCCTTCAGAGCATAAATAGATTTCAGTGACGTATCCCTCATGACGAACAAGGTCTTCTTTAATCTGTTCAATCCGATTCGGGGGTAACATCAATGATATCCTCATCATTTGTGATTATAGTCTCGCCACCTACACCTTTAATGGTAATAGACACAGCAGAACGCCCAATATTGTTTTTGTCTTTCTCAAAATAACTTACAGGCAACATACGATCCATCAATATCTTCCACGCCGCCGCTTGATTCTTATGCTCATCGTTTAGTGCGGCATCCATAATTGAATCCAACACCTTTTGAGACTTTGGTGATGCTAACATACGAGCTTTATACTCATTGATGATAGCGGCATCGCCGGGAGGACGACCTCGTTTACCTCTGTTGCCATCCTTTTTGGACTCAACAAGTTCCTTACGGGGTCTTCCACGCTTTTTAGGTTGAGTATTCTCAGTCATCCTGTACTCTATGTAGTTACACAACAAGAAACGCAAATGAAATTATAATTTAAAGATAATAATTCTCTTGCGTATTATCTCAAGAGTATGATATTTGTATAAAGAGTATAATATTTTCTCTTGCGTTTCTTTTAAGTGGTATTATTGTAGCATACTTTTAAGAAAATGTCAAGTACTTTTAGTACAAACAGTACAGATTGTAGTATTTCTTTTTTCTTCAGCGGGTCTCAGCAGTGCTGATTACTCCGCAGAGGCACTTTTTAGTTATAAAAACAAGATACTTAGAACTAAATAGTCTAATAGTATACACCTATTATAATACTATGAATTATTATTATTTTTTATAATTCTAAATTAACCTTTTTTTGTGTCTAAGCAGGATCTGTATATACGCGTGAGGACTACACCCCCCTCCGGCGGGATAGGGCAGGGTAGGCCTGTTTAGATTGAAGCGTTTCTATACAGGTGAAGTGTGTGTGTCTAAGCAGTACCCACTAGCACCCACTAGACAGACATAAGAGAAAGACCCCACACCTATAAAAAGAGACACAAGGGGGCATCTGTTTAGTCATGACTAAAGAGTCACACACAAGCGCATCTGTTTAGTCATGACTAAAGAGACGACAAGGAAGAGAAACTCTAAATGCGAATGATTCCTATTTGCGAAAATAGTTTGGAACTTTATTCGACAAGGCTTGTCTAACGGTTATGCAGGTAGCCCCTGCGTGTTTGTTTATTAACATAGTTACTTAAGGAGTTTAGTCATGACTAAGGTCAATGATATCGCTGTTGCATATGCATGTTCGTTTGTTGCTGAGGCGCAAGCCAAGGCTTCACAAGTGGAGTCACTAATGACTGCAGTTGAGGATATGTCCCCAAAGGTCAACGATATGAACATCGAAGCGTTTCTAACTGAATGCGCCAAGGTGTGGAAAGAATCGGGAATCATTAAGGAGTCAACAGCTAGCACCTATAAGAGCCAGACTAAGGGAGTGTTGGAGTTTGCCAAGACTGCTGATAATCGGAAGGTTCTTAAGGACAAGGCTAAAAAGTCTGGATCTCTGTCTCAGCTATACAAGGCTGTTCGAGCAGGTGATGAAGGAAAGACAGAGCCAAGTTCAAAGACTCAGCCAGACGCATCGACAGAGGTGCAGAAGTCTGAGGATATGAAAAAGGCTTCAGGTGCGGTTAGCTTCAAGGAGTTGATCGAAATACTGAAGGACAAGGATACCCACGACAAAGCCGGATTACTGGCTGACATTTTGGGGGCGGACGCTGAGGATGTTGCGCTTGAACTGCTAGCAATAGCACAAGCCAAGAAGTCTGAGGCGGCCTAATCGACGGGGGGCGAAAGCCCCCTTTTTTTATGTCTCAATAAAACAAAGAGGTGACGAGTGATGCGCGTAGTGTTTGCGTTGATGGGCATGCTTGGCATGTTCCTGTTGTTCAGTGGACTTGGATTGATTGACGAGTCTGCTTCAATACAAGGGATGATGATTGGTCTTGGGTGTTCCCTGATTGGTCTCATTATGATGGCGAGTTATGTGGTGTATGACCACAGTAGAGGTGAGTAATGGAATGGGGTGATGATCCTCGTGTTGAGCGAGAGTTAATGAGACGAGAGTGGCATCGTAATGAGATGGACACTGAAGTCTGGGTGCATAAGTTTCCTGATGTATCATTCACTGACAAGGTATGTGTCGAGTTTGGTGATGGTTCTGCGCGTGTGTTTAAGCATCTGTACCATGATGATAGCGAGTTGCATGAGGTAGATTGGCAACAAGTTGTCGCTGTATACGAGGTGTAGGGAACTTTATATGACAAGATCTGTCATAGTAGTACGGGGCGATGACGAGTCGCCTACGGTAACGAGTTTAGTCATGACTAAGGAGTCATTATGAAAGTTGAATGTAAGTTGTTTGATCTTAAAGATCTTACTGAGAGTCAAGTATCATTCATTGCCGAGTCGTTCTTCAGCGAGGCACAGGGTGACTTGGAAGGTGGCTATATGTCGTTGGCTCGTAGGAATTACGAGACGGCATACGAGTTGTTCAGTATGATGGGCGGTAATGAGTGGTATCAGATACGCGCTCGCAAATGTCAAGAGCGTTTAACAGAAATTGAGGAGATTCAATCATGAGCTTTCGTGAAGTAAATCCAGTCATCAACGCATATATGCAGAAGTCTGCATTGCATATGCAAGATGGAATTATGTTTGTTGTGTTGTCTATCAAGACTCCATTCCACACGATGTCCAAACAAATGGAGGATTATCGTAGGTATGGGCTAGCGTCCAAGCATGTGTGGGGTCTCAAACAGCAGACCCTTGAGTACCTGCTTGAGAACCGTGAGGATCTGTACAGTGACCTCATGGACATGTGGCGTGGGGACTGGGGCGACATGCGTAAGAAGCAGGAGCGTGATCGTATGATGATGCTGAGGCTGACGATGGTTCCCGGTCTTGGTATGGCTAAGGCAGGGTTCGTGATGCAGATGATGTTCGGTCGAGTGGGGTGCATCGATGTGCATAACCTCAGACGATTCCACAAGGTGTCGCCCAAGGATGTACAGTTTATCAAGAGTGCCAAGGTGGATACCAAGTTGAAGAAGATCGACAACTACATCAGCATATGTAAGGGTAACCGGAGTACTGAGAAGTTATGGGACTCATGGTGTGAGCAACTGACATACAAGCGTTGTAATCGTGGCAAGTTTGAGTCTGGTTTCGATGTGAGTATGTTCCATCTAACTGCATTGGTAGGAGTGAAGTAATGAAAGGTGTATTGGTTGATCCATATCTCAAGACGATTGAGAACGTAGAAGTAGGTGACTGGCGGGATATCCAGAAGCATTTGCAGTGTGACTGTTTTGGTTCTGGCGGATACGACGAGGGTGGCGATGCCATCTATGTCAACGATGAGGGGCTTTATACTGAGACTGCGTTTGTGTATATGCCTGACGTATACCCTGATCCGTATGCGGGACGTGTGTTGTTCCTTGGTATTGATGCGGGAGGTAACTCCAAGGATGCATGGCTTGATGCTGAGGATGTTGCGGACATGGATCACAAGTTCATGAGTCGAGAAGATGTCTCAAGGATGGTTTATCATGGATAAGTGTGATCACTGTAGCGCACCTGCATTGGTGCGTGAGCCTTGGGGATTACTCTGTGCATTGTGTTGGTTGAAGAGGAAGTGTCATGTATAAAGATGGTCACGAGTATTACGGTACTCATTGGTGGTATGACCCAGAGGGCAATGAGTTCTGTCTTGATGTGGTCTGGAAGTTTGAGAAGGGTTATGATATCCCTGACTCATGGCACTTGCAGTCTGTTGAGTTGGAAGACTACAGCCAGAGTTTGCCACAAGGCTTCATCGAGGAAGTCAAGTGGATGTGTGGAACAGATAGAGAAATATGGCGTTACGTCAAGAACGAAGAGCCATCAATGAAACTAGAAGAGGTATCTTACGAATGAAGCATTACACAACAGACCAGATGATTGAGTTCATCAGAGACATTGACCCTTTAACTGTAGAGTTTGAAGACAGTGATGGGATTCTTGAGGCCGCATCTGTGAGATTGTCAACGCAGTCTCAGCATATTGACTTCTTACGGGGTCGTCTTGCGTTGGCTGAGCATGTGATCGGTGAGTTGTATCTCATGCAGAGGGAGTATGAAGAATGAGACCAAAGTACACTGACGCTCAAGTCAAGATCTTTGTTGACATGTGGCATCAAGGCTTCACTGCCTCTGAGATCTCTGATAGATTGGGTGGATCTACAAATTCAATCAGGCAGTTTGCGTGTCGCTATCGTGAGCAGTATGGTCTTGCTAAACGTGAGGGAGGTAACACTCCTCCTCGAAAAGACTTTGACAAACTATGGCATGGTGTGATACCCTGTGGTCACTGGATGATCACAAAACCGTGGGGTAAAAAATGCGATGTCAAGCCTGTAACAAGCTGTTGAATGAATTTGAATCAACAAGAAAATCAGTAACTTATGAAGACTATTTAGACTTATGTAATGAATGTTATTCACACATCAGAGTCGATGTCAAAGCAATCGAACGACAGGATTTAATGTCGATTGACGATGAGGTTGACTCTGATGATGATTCATGATAGAATATATTCTATATAGTTATTTATATTTATTATTATTATCTTTAGTAATAGACTATGGAGATTAGTCATGACTAAGTATGAAGATGATTTGATTGCGAATGATGTTGTGGACTTTGAAGCAGTGATGCAAGAAGTTATTGAACATGAAGTTCTCGTTGGCGCAACAAAGTTGATCCATAAGTATGGACTGTTGCGTGTACTGTTGAGTCTGCGTGACTATACAAGTGAGCCTGTTGCGTGTTATGCTCTTGGCGTAATGGCTGAGATGTACAAGGAGAACGAGCATGTCTTTTGTAAAGACGCACCAACCATGCAATGACTGTGGCTCAAGTAATGCGCTCGCTATCAATGAGGATGGATGGACGCATTGCTTTGCCTGTGACGCACGTAGAGGCCCACAGGGCGACGATTACACACCAACCCATACGGAGGTACAGGTGGAAGCTAAACAACTGGATACAATCCATGAGATTTATCTGACGATTATTGAGCGTGGTATCAGTAGCGACACTGCCAAGGCATACAAGTGTGCCAAGGAAGGGCAGATATATCACTTCAACTACACGGATGATCGAGGTGAGATCATTGCATACAAGACCCGGACAGCGGACAAGAACTTCCGTATCAATGGGGACTGGAAACGCGCAGGGCTTTATGGTCAGCATCTATTCAGCAAGGGTGGTAAGTATGTCACCATTGTCGAGGGTGAGTTCGATGCGATGGCGGCATATCAGATGCTTGGGTCTAAGTATCCAGTGGTCTCGATTCGTAATGGTGCAACCTCAGCGATCAAGGATATACAGAATCAGTATGAGTGGCTTGATTCCTTTGACAACGTAGTGATCTGCTTTGATTCAGATGAGCCGGGGCAGAAGGCGGCATCTCAGGTTGCTGAATTGTTCGGGGCTAAGGCTAAGATATTCAGACATCTCGATGGTATGAAGGATGCGTGTGATTATCTTCAGAACAAGAAGGCCAAGGAGTTTACCGATAAGTGGTGGGCTTCTGAACAGCATGTCCCCGATGGGATTGTTGTTGGTAGCTCTTTACTTCAAGAAGTGATGCGCCCGATTGAGCCATCTGATTGTGACTATCCTTTTGCCGGGATGAATAGTCTGACCTACGGTCTACGAAAAGGAGAGTTGGTTACCATCACTGCCGGATCTGGCCTAGGTAAGTCACAGTTTGTGCGTGAGATTGTGTGGCATGTACTCAACAAGACTGAGGACTCTATGGGGTTGATGTTCTTGGAGGAGTCTGTGCGTAAGACTGGTCTATCCTTGATGTCACTTGCGGCTAACAAGCCATTACATTTACCGGATTCAGAATCAACAGTGCAGGAGAAGATGGATGCGTTTACCAAAACCTTGGGTACTGATCGTATATACCTGTTCGATCATTTTGGTAGTACCTCTGTTGATAACATCATCAATAGAGTACGGTATCTTGCAAAGGGATTGGGCTGTAGTTATATATTCCTCGATCATATTAGTATCGTGGTATCTGCTCAAGCCAGTGGTGATGAACGAAAGGCCATAGATGAGATCATGACCAAGCTACGTATGCTTGTTCAGGAGACTGGTATTGCTCTGATTGTGGTGTCCCACCTCAAGCGTCCTGACTCTAAGGGACATGAAGAAGGTGCGGCTACGTCTTTGGCACAACTGCGTGGGTCTGGTTCCATTGCTCAGTTATCTGATATGGTGATCGGACTGGAGCGTAATGGTCAGGCTGAGGATATCACTGAGCGTAACACTACCCGTGTTCGTGTTCTGAAGAACCGATTCAGTGGGACTACTGGTCCTGCGTGTAGCTTGTTATACTCCCGTGATACTGGTAGAATGACTGAGGTAAATGATGAGGAGTTGTAATGCAACCAAATGTACTGGTACTCGATATCGAAACCAACCTCGCGCATGACACTATCTGGTGTTGCGTGACCAAGGGTAATTGGTTTCCTGCGAGTGAAGGTAATGTGTTTACGCATGGACAAGGCGGACTGCAAGAGCTAATCAATCAGGCTGACATTGTTGTTGGTCATAACATCATTGGGTTTGATGGTCCTGTCTTGTCAAGAGTATGGGATATCAAGATTCCTGTACGCAAGGTGCGTGATACATTAGTGATGTCAAGGCTATGGAATCCACAACTGGAGGGTGGTCATAGTCTACGTATGTGGGGTCAACGTCTTGGTGATTTCAAAGATGAGTTCACTGACTTTGACGGTGGCCTCACGCAAGAGATGATCAAGTATTGTAGGCAGGATGTCCATGTGACTACGCTGTTGTATGAGAAGCTCGACAAAGAGTTGCAGGGCTACGCATACTCTGTTGATCTTGAGCATCGTATCGCATACATCATGAAGAAGCAGGAAGACAATGGTTTTAAACTCAATGAGAAAGACGCTATCTCTTTATTGGCTCAACTTAAAGATCGAATGTCTGATATTACTGACCACTTGCAAAATATATTTCCTCCGATTGTGGAAGAGCGTTGGTCAGAGAAGACAGGCAAACAACTTAAAGACAGGGTTACCGTATTCAATGTGGGATCGCGCAAGCAAATCGCAGAACGTCTTCAGGAGCGTGGCGTTAAGTTTACTAAGACGACTGAGAAAGGTACTATCATAGTTGATGAGGGTACACTCAAGGCTATTGATCTGCCTGAAGCGCAGTTGATCGCTGAGTACCTGATGATACAGAAGCGTGTCGGTCTGCTTGATTCGTGGATTGATAGCGTTAAGGATGACGGTAGGGTACA